CTATTCAGATTGGTGCACAACCAGCAAACGCAACTGCTGCTGCTGGCAACACAGTCACATTCGTTGTTACTGCTGCTATATCACCCGAAGATGGTCCCAAGTCTTATCAGTGGTATAGATCAACTGATGGTGGATTCTCTTTTGCTGTTGTTACTGGTGCAACAAGCAATTCATATGCATTCACTGCATTATCATACATGACAGGATACAAATTCCGTTGTGTAATTGCAGGACCTATTGGACAAACACCAGCAACAAACTCACCATTAACAACTGAAATCGCTACATTAACTGTTACTGGTGTTGGCGGTGGAACTGCTGAGGACTTCTCATCAACTAACTTGAAGTTGGATAGCACACAAGTTTCCTTCGACGCCACATAAATAAAACTGTACAAACTGTAAAAAGATGGCTAAACAAACGATTGGGATTGGATCTTCTGCAAATGATGGCACAGGTGACACCCTGCGTGATGGTGCTATCAAGGCAAATTCTAATTTCACAGAAATTTACGATAAACTAGGGGATAGTACAAATGTTCTCATAGACATCGCTGGGGGAATAACTGAGGGACAAGTTCTTAAATGGACTTCATCTCCAACTCCTGCATTCCGTGGTTCGGATTATAATTTACTAAGCAGTAATTTAGACACTAATGGCAATGATATTGTTTCTGACGGAACTGATGCTATTACAATACATCAAACAGGAACTGGGAGTATTAATCTTAGAGCAGGCGGTTCTGGGTCAGCTTATACAAGAATAGATGGCACAACAGGTTATCTAACTTGGTACGCACCATACGCAACCGAAAGCGATCTTCCTAGTGCAACAGACCAACATGGTATGTTTGCACATGTACATGGCACAGGTAAAGGTTACTTCGCTCATGCTGCTGCATGGGTCAAATTAATGGACTATAACGATGGTATATCTGCACTTACTGATGTAGATACAACTGTTAACGGTGGTCCTTCTGATGGACAAGTTCTAAAATGGAACGACTCTAATAGTAAGTGGGAACCAGCAAACGACCAGCAATCTGGTGGTGGAGGTGGTGGAACCACACAAAACTTATTTGAAACTGTTAACGCAGACACAGGAACAACAACTGCATCTGCTGCAAACGACACTTTAATTATTGCTGGTGGTACAAATATTGCAACTTCACTTACAGGAGATACATTAACCATCAACATGACAGGTTCACTGGGTGCACCTGATCAAAACATATTTGCAACATTAGGTGCTGACAACGCAACTATCACAGCAAATACTACAACTGATACATTAACATTCACTGGTGGAACAGGAATTACCACAAATGCAAATGCTGGTGCTATTACAATAACAAATGATTCACCTAACGTGGTGCAGAATGTTATTAAAACTATTGCTGCGACAAGTGGATCTTACACTGGTGTTGCTGCTGACTCAACTATGAACATAGTTGGTGGAACAGGTATTACAACTGCGGTTTCAAGTAATACTCTTACAATTACAAATACAGTTGCTCTCCCTAGTGCAAACTCAGGACAGTCACTTCTATATGGTGCAAGTTCATATGAAGCAGTTGCATCACCTACATTGTCATATAGCTTTACATCAGATGGCACTTCGCAGAATTATTTGGTAACAGGTCCTGGGTTGTCTAGTGGTAGTGACTCAACGATCTATGTGTACAGAGGATTCACATACAGATTTGATAATACAACTGGAAGTGGACACCCACTAGCAATCAGGGTATCTGATGGTGGTTCATCTGTTTCTAATGTCAGTGGTTCAGTGAATGGTGTTCAGTTCTGGACAGTTCCACAAACACTTGCTGCTGGTACAACGTATGTTTATCAGTGCACTATACACGGTAACATGAAAGGAGATATAGTAGTAGTATAATGACAAGAACTGTACCTGGAAGCGGAGCATCAATTCAACCTGTATTCAATAGTGTATACGGTGTGAAGGATGTTATTGTGACTGCTCCTGGGTCAGGTTATAGTGCTGCGGATCCTCCTAAATTAACTATTGGTAATTGTGGTACTCCTATTCGTGATGCTGTACTAGCAGCGAATATTGCTGATAATGGTGAAATATTATCAGTAGATGTTATAGACCCTGGTGAAGGATATAACCCATTACGTCTTATTATTGAATCTGACGAAAGTAATATCGTACAGGCAGATGCAAATATTATATTGAATGAAAGTGATATTGTAGATCAACAGGGTAACATACTTGCTCCTGCTGGTTCTATAAACTATATCCAAGTCACTAGACCTGGTGATGGTTATTTTAGTGCTACTGCAAGACTAGAAGGTGGTGGTGGATCTGGTGCTGAACTTGTACCTACTGTTGGACAGGTAACAGGTTTATCTGTTGAGAACAATGGTAGATCATACACAGCAGAAGATATTACTCTGGTTATATCTGGTGGTGGTGGACAAAATGCTACTGGTGTTTGTGAGGTAAACCAATTTGGTACAGTTGAAAGTATAACAATATCAAACCCTGGTGAGTTCTTTGAGACACCTCCTCTTATCCAACTTATTGGTGGTGGTGGATCTGGTGCTCAGGCAGAGGCAGAAATAAGTCTTGGTAAGATTACTGCAATTAATATATTGAACCCTGGTGGTGGATATACTTCTTCTCCTAGTGTAATCTTTACAAGAGATACAAACTTAATTAGAACTCAGAGAAATAGAACATCATTAGTATCTGCATTCTTTGAGATAACTGCATTGATTCGTAATGCAACTGCGACTGATAGCACATTATATGTTGAGACAACAGATGCTTTCCCTGGATCTGGTAAGTTCCAAATAGGTAGAGAGATTGTCAGATATACAGGTAAGACTGCTATATCATTTACTGGTTGTGATAGAGGTATTAACTTCCGATATGACCAGCGTGTGTTGCTGGATAATCTTGCTGACAATCCTTCAACTGGTATATCTGGTTATCAGTTTACTGTATCTGATAGAGTCAGAAGAGTACAGGAAGATAAAACTAATAAGGTTGCTATCGTATATGACTGGCGTCCAGAGACAAGAGAACTATTCTTAATCTTCCAAGTTGATGAACTAGCATTTATTGATGGTGGTAGATCTAATGAAAGAACTGCTGTTATCCAATTCATTGGTGGTACTGCATCATCTACTGAGACAGGAGAGGCACCACACGTCCTTATTGATGATGAGACATCTTCTATTGTTACATTCGAGAGTCCTCTTGGTGTATTAGAAGGAAAGAGATTTGAAGATGATGATGAATTACAAGGTGCTGGTGATGGAATACCTGACCTAGTAAATACTGGTACAGATTATGAGAATGAAATCAGTCTTGATGGTGGTATAGCATCATCACTATATGGTATTGAGGAAACTGTTGGTGGACAGAATACTACACTGTTCCAGCAAGCAGACCAATTATATGATTCAAGTTTAGTTCCACTAACTGCATCTGTGCAGCAAGCAGGAGCATTAGATGATGGTATTGAGCATACTTCTCTATCAACTATTAAGTTGAGAAATGTTCAAAATACTTACACTGTTGGTGAGACAGTAACTGGTTCAACAACTGGTGTTACCGCTATCGTAGTAGAAACACAATCTGCTGTTGATAGTTTTGGATATGTATTTTTAAAGGTACAAACCATAACTAATAGCGGATCAAATTACAAATTTACAACTTCTGATACACTAAACGGAGGCAGTTCGGGTGCCAACGGTGTGTTTGTATCACAAGAATATACTAACCTTGTCAGAAAAGAGCAAGAGTAACCACTATAAATAAAAGGAAGGTAAACTAAACAATGGCACTCCTAACCGACCAATTTAGAATTTTCACTGCTAAAAGATTCATAAAATCTTTGGAGGGTGCTGATGCGACTCAATCTGACTTGCAAGCAGGATCCAACAGAGATCGTTTGTATGTTTTCATAGGACGTCCACAAGAGTGGGATAATGAAAACGCACCTCCGACTCCCGTTGATTCTTTCCAAGAGTTTAGTGATACATTCTCAGACATGATTTCACTGAAACGTGTCTTAGCAAACGATACAATTCAAGTTGTAAGACGAATTGACTGGACTCCCCCAGAGCAGACTACTGGTGGATTAGGTTACGTCTATGACATGTATCGTCATGATTACAGTTCAACTAAGACTGCATCTTCTGGTGCGACTAAGTTATACGACGCAGATTTCTACGTTGTAAACTCACAGTATCAGACATACAAGTGCATCTATAACGGTACATCACCTAGTGACCCTAACGGTAAACCTTCTACTGTTGAACCTACTGGTACATCTACATCTATTATTACAACCTCCGATGGTTATCGTTGGAAGTATTTGTACACGATTCCTGTTGGTCAGGTTTTAAAGTTCTTCTCGAATGATTATATGCCTGTGCTTGCCGACGTTGCTGTTACAGGTGACGCTGTTGGTGGAGAGATTGACACAGTTGTTATTCAAGCATCTGGTACAGGTTATAACAACGGTACATATGAAAACGTACCGATCAAAGGTGACGGAGTTGGTGGTAGAGTTTCACTTGTTGTTGACGGTGGTAAGGTTGTATCCGCTACTGTGACATCTGGTGGTTCTGGTTACACCTTCGGTAAGATTATCATTGATGAGGTTAATGGTATTGGTGCTGGTACAGGTACTGGTGCTGCTATTGACGTTATCATTCCCCCAGAATTAGGTCATGGTTCTGATCCTACCAAAGAACTTGGTGGATATAGAGTTATGATCAATACGAAGTTCACCTATGATGAAGGATCAGGTGACTTCCCAACTGATAACGATTATCGTCGTATCGGTCTTGTTATAAACCCAAACCAGTATGGTACGACAGAACTGACATCTGCTATTACGTTGTCTGCTACTCGTGCTGTTATCTTCTCACCTACCTTTACAGGTACGTTCTCAACTGATGAAATTATCACACAGTCAAGAACCGTAGGTGGACAACAGGTAACTGCAAGAGGTCGTGTTATATCATGGAATACCACAACAAAAGTTTTGAAGTATTATCAAAACAGAATTGATGGTGTGTTCCCAGAAATTACTGGTAACCTAACAGAATTTGAAGGAGGTAACCCTGTCACAGGTGCTACTTCTGGTACATCCGCTGACCCTGATATCAACTTCCCAGTTGTATCTGGTGTCTCGACCCGAGTCATCAACAACACTGAATATGACTTAGGTATGTCCTTTACTAATGGTTATGCAAAACCAGAGATCGATCCTAACTCAGGAGAGATTATCTACATAGATAACAGAGGAGCAATCTCTCGTGCTGGTGATCAAATTGAAGATATTAAAATCGTAATCGAGTTCTAAGATGCCACAGAATACCAATCTGAATATAGCTCCTTATTTTGATGACTTTGATAAGGACAAAAACTTTTACAGAGTTCTCTTTCGACCAGGATTCCCAATCCAAGCGAGAGAACTTACCACTATGCAATCTATTTTGCAGAACCAAGTGGAAGCAATGGGATCACACCTTTTCAAAGAAGGTGCAATGGTTATCCCAGGTCAAGTTGGATATGACCTTAACGTAGATTGTTTAATAATCCAGCAATCATTTTTAGGAGTAGACGTAGAGACATATCGTACACAGTTAAATGGAAAAATTGTAGAGGGTCTTACCACTGGCATCAAGGCAAAGATTCTTTTCTCTATTCCAGCAACAACAAGTACAAGAGGATATATCACATTCTATATTAAGTATGTTGAATCAGGAGACACAACATCAGACGCTACTACAAAGAAGTTTGGTGATAATGAACAGTTAATATGTGAAAATGAAATAACTTTCGGTAACAGTTTGATCGAAGTTGGATCACCATTCTCACAGTTACTACCAGTAAATTCTACTGACATTGGATCTGCTGCTTATATAAGTGAGGGCGTATATTTCATAAGAGGACACTTTGTAGATATTCCTACTGAGTACATTATATTAGAACAGTATGATAACAACCCATCATATAGAGTTGGTTTTGATGTCTCAGAATCTATCATCACGCCAGAAGATGATCCATCATTAACAGATAATGCTATTGGTTCATCTAACTATTCTGCCCCTGGTGCACATAGATTTAGAATTAAAACACAGTTAGTTAAGAAACCTATTAATGATGATACAGATAAGAACTTCATTGAACTTCTTCGTATCAGAAATTCTACTGTTGAAAACTTTGTTGACACAACATCATACAACGAGATTGAGAAATCTATTGCTCGTCGTACATTTGAAACACATGGTGACTATGTTGTTAACTCATTCGAGGTTCGTGCAAGAGAACACTTAAACGATCAGTTTAACAATGGTGTGTATCTTCCAGGAACTTCATCTCCTGCTGAACAGGTTGCTAGTGAGAACTTTGCTGCACTAGAAGTAGGACCTGGTAAAGCATATGTAAAAGGTTATAGAACACAATTACTTGCATCTACATATGTTGATGCTCCTAAACCAAGAACATTTATAGGACGTCAGAACCAAATTATTCCTATTGACTTATCACAGTCAGTAGAGGTATATGACATTTGGGGGTGGCCAAGTATTGCAGGAGAAGGTGTTACTAACTGTTATCAGGTTGTTGATCTTAGAGACAACTGGTTAGGAACTGGTGCTTCTAATGCTGCACAAGGAAATAAGATTGGTAAGGCAAGAGTCTTACAACTAGAAACTGATGGAACAAAATATAACTTGTTCTTATTTGATATACAGATGTTTACTGCAATTAACTTTGCAAGTTCACAGACTATAAATGATGGTGAGGTAATTGTAGGACGTTCATCTGGTGCAAGAGGATATGTATATGAAGCATCTGGTGACTCTGCTGTTGTTCATCAGGTATCTGGTGAGTTCCAAATAGGAGAAGTTCTTGAAAGAGATGGTCGTGTATTAGATACATGTTCTGCTGTATTCAACTATGAACAATCTGATGTACGTCAGGTAGTTGGATATGAAGATCCAGCAACTTCTGCTACTGTAACATTTACTGCGTCATTAGCATTAAATGAATCAATATCATTGATTGGTAAAACAGTTACAGTTGACCAAGCATCTTCTACTAAGACAATCACTGGTTTCGATACTGCATTCTCTGCTGATATCAGACCTGGTGAAGTTATATCTCCTGTTGCTACTACTAACAAAGGTCAGACATCACTTAGAGTTAAGAGAATTGATTCTACTAGCATTGCATTTACTTCTGCTAATAGAAAGAACTCTGGTCTAACTCCTGTATTTGATTTTGGATTACAGACTGCTGTATTAGATTCTAGTTTAACAAAAGGTAGTATAACTGATGCAGAATATCCTGCTATTCAGTTTACACGTTTACGTCCTATCTTTACACAGAAAAATGTAAGAGACGGTGAACTTGTAATTGATATGCCTAAGAAAGCAATCAAATCTATCGCTGATGAATCATTTACATCTATCAAGACTTTCTATAACAAACAGTTATCATCTGGTGACGTTACATTTACACTACCAGAGAACGAACAGTTTACTACATTAGATAACGAGAACTATAACTTAACTATCGTTACTGGATCTAACTCTCACACAGGATATGGTTGGTCACCAGGTACTAACCTTGACATTGAGAATGAATCCACAAAACAATCACCTACTATCTCAGTTACATTTGGTGCTAACAGACAGTCACTACAAATTACTGGTATCAACAATGGTTCTGGTGGTAGTGCTAACATTACTCGTGTTACATTGACTGCTGCTGTATCTGTAAACACTGTATCTAAGAAAATTAAAACTGCTGCTAAGATGAGAACCATGAAGGTTATCAGAACCAGAGAGCAGAATGATGTGATGAATTATGGATTAGCATTTGGTAACTTGTATGGTACAAGAATTGAAGATGAAGAAATATCTTTTGCATTGAATGATGTTTATAAAGTGCATGCTGTATATGAATCCACTGATGACAATGATGCACAAGTCCCTTACGTTGTATTAACAGAAAACGTATTCTTCGACAACGGTAGTGTTGTTGTAGGAAGAACATCTGGTGCAAGGGCAAGGGTAGTATCATTTAACTCCAACAACAATAGGTTGTATGTAGTTCCATTAAGTTCTGATTACTTTGGAACTGGTGAAACTATTGATGGATTTGATGCTGACTTGAATGCACTTGTCGGTGTTACTGAGGATGGTGATGGAGCAATCGAAAGAGGATCCAGAGACATCTCAGGTAATTTTGACCTAGATTCAAACCAAACACCATTCATGTATGGTGTATCAAAAATTGTTAGGAAGGCAGGAACCAGCGAACCAAAGAGAAAACTCGCTGTTGTATTTGACTACTTTATTCACGAACCATCTGGCGATTATTTCTCTAACCAATCTTACTCTGGTATATCATTCTCTGAGATACCTAAGTACAGATCTGAACGCAACTC